GCGTTCCAATATGTTCGCGATGTGATTGCCGGGCGCATCGATGTATGTCGCACCGCGCGGCTGGCCTGTGAGCGGCACGAGCGCGACATCGCGCGCATCGGCGAGCCTGACTGGCGCTTCGTGTTCGACTGCGCGAAAGCCGAGCGGGTCTGCCGCGTGGTGCAGTTGTTCCGCGAAATCAAGGGACCGCGCGCGCGGCGCCGCCTGCGCTTGATGCCGTGGCAGCGGTTCCTGCTGACGTCGACGTTCGGCTGGGTGTTCCGCGCGACGGGCACGCGGCGGTTTCGCTACGTGCTGTGCTACGTGCCACGTGGCAACGGCAAGTCGACGCTGGCGGCACCCCTAGCTCTATACATGCTGGCGCTCGATGGCGAGGGCGGCAGCGAGGTCTATGCCGCCGCCGTGACGCGGCAGCAGGCGCGGCTGGTGTTCGATACCGCGCAGCGCATGGCCGAGCGCGCGCCGGAATTCCGCCGCCGCTTCGGCGTCGAGGTCAGCGCGCATGCGATCGTGCAGAACGAAACCGCGTCGCTGTTCCGGCCGCTGTCGCGCGATGCGACCTCGCTCGATGGCTTGAACGTCCACTTCGCGGTGCTCGATGAATTGGCGCAGCACAAGAATGGCGAGGTGTTCGACGTGCTGCAAACCGCCACCGGCAAACGCTCGCAGCCGCTGATGCTGGGGATCACTACGGCGGCGAACAATCAGTCGAGCGTCGGTTACGAGCAGTGGCAGTATGCGCAGCGTTTACTCGAGCAGAAGATCGATGACGAGCAATTCTTCGCGATCATCTACACGGTCGACAAGGATGACGACTGGCGCGAGGAGAAAACGTGGATCAAGGCGAATCCGAATTGGGGCGTGAGCGTGATGCCGGAAGCGATCGCCAATCTGTGCCTGCAAGCGCAGCAGTCGGCGGCGCGGCAAAACGCATTCAAGCAGAAGCACCTGAACATGTGGACGTCCTCGGCCGTGCTGTGGATGAACATGCAGGTGTGGGATGCGTGCGGCGACCCGAAGCTCAGCATCGATGACTTCGCGGGCGAGGAGTGCGTCGAAGGGCTCGACCTCGCGACGAAGATCGACCTCGCCGCGAAGGCGAAATGGTTTCGGCGTGAGGTCGAAGGCGTCGGGCACTACTACTTGTTCGTGGATTTCTTTTTGCCCGAGGGCGCGATCGGCCGCAACGATGCGTACTCGGGCTGGGTCAGCGACGGCTGGATCATCACCACGCCGGGCGAGGCCAATGACTTGTCGATGATCGAGGCGACGGTGGTCGATGACAACAACCTCTACACGCTGAAGGACGTCGCTTACGATCCGTGGCAGGCGCGCATGATGGCGGCGAACCTTGAGAACGCCGGCGTGCCAGTGATCGAGTACCGGCCAACGGTCGGCAACTTCTCACCGCCGATGAAGGAACTCGAAGCGCTGGCGATGCAGGGCCGGCTGCATCACAACGGCAATCCGGTGCTGGCGTGGAACGTCGGGTGCGTGAAGATTCAGGAGGATCACAAGGGCAATATCTTCCCGCGCAAGGATTCCAACGAGCCGCACGTCAAGATCGACGGACTGATCGCGTCACTGATGGGGCTCGGCCGCTGGATGTTCATTGACGCGACCGAGCGCGACCCGTCCATAGTGTTCTTGACTTCGGCAACTACTACCGATAGTGTCCCGGCGCATGCAGGCTAGTCGCAGCCGCCCGCCACCGGATGAGCGGAAATCGTCGCATCCGCCGGGCAAGCATCCCCACAGCGACTAGCTACTCGAGCGACGGAAGTGGGTCCGGCTCGTAGCTTTGGGAGCCGGCCATGATGCGTCGCGAACCTCCGCAGGGTGTCGTCTATCGCGAAGTGCGCTCGGCCGAGGTCACCGGCCCGGGCCGGCTGCGCGTGGTCGCGTCGGATGAGACGATCGATCGCTACGGCGATATCGTGCGCGTCAGCGGCTGGGACCTGCGCAACTACCGCAAGAATCCAATCGTGCTGTTCGGCCACTCGTCGCGCGACCCCATCGGCACCGCGCAGATGACGGTGGAGGACAAGCAACTGATCGCCGACATTTCGCTCGGGGCGCCCGGCACTACGCCGATGATCGACGCGGTGCGCGCGCTGGTCGACCAGAAGATTCTGAAAGCGGTGTCGGTCGGGTTTCGCCCGACCAAGGTACCCAACGAAATCAAGGACCCCAAGACCAACGAGTGGACCGGCGGCTACGAGTTCGTCGGGCAGGAGCTACTCGAAAATTCCATCGTGAGCATCCCGGCGAATCCGTCCGCGCTGACGCTCACCAATGCTTTCTCGCCAGCGATTCGCCGTGCGTTGTTTCGGTCCGCGTCGGGACCACTCGATGTAGCACGGGCACAGATCGCGGTGCTGCGGTTGGGCGTCGCCAACCGTCAATATCGATAATCCATCAGGAGCACCCATCATGCCTTCACTGGCTGAGCAACAAGTATCGATGAAGTCGCGGCGCGATGGTGCGCTGCAATCCATGCAAGCGCTGGTCGACCTTGCGGCGAACGAGGAGCGCACGTTCACCGACGAGGAAACCAAGGAGTTTGACAAGTTCAAGACCGAGACGGAGACGGTCAACGCGCACATCGAGCGGCTGGATGCGCAGGAAAAGCTGATCGCGCAGTCGGCGCGGCCGGCGCAGTCGCTGATCATCCCCGCCGGCAACGGCGATACGGGCGGCGGCGCGGTGCAGCCGTACGTGCAGTTCAACGAAAAGAAGCTGAAGCCGGGCACCACGTTCGCGCGCTATGTCATGGCGCTGATCGCGTCGCGCGGCAACATGATGCAGGCCGAGCAGATCGCGCGCAATTACTGGCGTGACTCGACGCCGCAACTGGCCGACCTGTTCAAGGCGATCGGACAATTCGGCAGTGCGCATGACTTCGTGACGCAGAACCGCTCGGCGGTGCTGGTCGGCACCACGACTAGCTCGACGTGGGCCGGCGTGCTGACCTACGCGACGAACATGGCGAGCGAGTTCATCGAACTGCTGCGGCCCGCCACGATCATCGGTCAACTGAACGGCCTGCGCCGGGTGCCGTTCAACGTGCGCCTGACCCGACAACTCACCGGCATCACGTCGGCAGGGTGGGTCGGCGAAGGGCTGTCCAAGCCGGTCGGCTCGCTGACGCTCGACGCGGTGCTGCTGCCGTGGGCAAAGGTGGCGGTGATCGTCGCGATGACCGAGGAACTGGCGCGGTTCTCCGACCCGAGTGCTGAGACGCTGGTCACCGAGGAAATGAAGCGCGCGATTGCGCAATTCCTCGACCTGCAATTCATCGATCCGGCGATTACGCCGACGGCGGGCGTGCGGCCGGGCTCGATCACCAACGGCATCACGCCGATTACCTCGACCGGCCCGACGCTGGCCAACATCACGGCGGACCTCGCCACGATGCTGTCGGCGATGGCGTCGGCGAACGTGCCGATGACGGCGCCGGCATGGATCATGCATACCCGCACCGCGATCTACCTGTCGCTGCTGCGCAGCACGACCGACACGCTGCTGTTCCCGACGATGTCCGGGGAGCAAAAGACGCTGCTCGGCTACCCGGTGGTGACGTCGACGGCTTCGCCGCTCGGCGCCGGACCGGGCTTCCTTGGCCAGATCATTCTGGTCGATCAAGCACAGATATTCCTCGCCGACGACGGCAACATCACGCTGGACGTCTCGCGCGAAGCGTCGATTCAGATGGACACGGCACCGGCCACCCCGCCGACGCCGCTGACGTCGCTGTGGCAGCAAAACCTCATCGGCATCAAGGCCGAGCGGTATATCTACTGGATGCGGCGCTACGACCCGGCGGTGCAACTGCTGACCGGCGTGCCGTACTGAGTAGTGCCCGAGGAGCAACGGCGCTATAAGGCGCTCGCCCACATCATTGTGGGCGGGCGCTTGCTGTTTCCGAAAGATCGCGAATTCAAGACCGGCGTGCAGTACGGCAGCGCGTTGGTGAAGGAAGGCAAGGCGGTCGAGATTCCCGGCCGCTACAAGCGGCGCGATATGCGCGCGGAAGGCGACGATGGCTAAGCCGCATTGGATCGGGCCGCCCGGCACGATCGGCGCGGTGGCAGTGCCGCAGTCGCCGCGCCTGACCAATTCGAATCTGGGCGGCGGCGTGGTGCGCGAGCCGTTCCCCGGCGCGTGGCAGCAGAACGTCACGACGCCGGCGCCGCCGCCGCTGCTGTCGTTCTCGGCGGTGTACGGTTGCGTCAATGTCATCTCGTCGGACATTGCCAAGCTGCCGATCAAGCTGTGGCGCAGGCTGCCGAAGGGCGGGCGCAAGCTGGCCGACGATCATCCGATTCATCGACTGCTGCAAAACCCGAACGGGTACCAGACGCACGTCGATTTTTTCTCCTACTTTTTCGTCAGCGTGTTGCTCGCCGGCAATGCGTATATCTACGTTTCGCGCGATGAGCGCGGGGTCGCCAAGCGGCTCGACGTGCTCAACCCGTATTTCGTGCGGCCACTGGTCGCCGACACCGGCGATATCTACTACCAGATCGGCGCGTCCAATTCGCTGCCGCTGGTAACCGACTTTCCGCCGGACGGCGACATCGTGCCGGCGCGCGATGTGATCCATCACCGGATCATGTGCGTCGATCATCCGCTGGTTGGGGTCACGCCGCTGTATGCGGCGGCGATGTCGGCATCGGTCGGGCTGCGCGCCAATATGTCGTCGGCGGAATTCTTCGCCAACATGGCCCGGCCGTCCGGCATTCTCACCGCGCCCGGCAAGGTGTCGAAGGACCTCGCCGATCGGCTGCGCACGGAGTGGGACCAGAACTACGGCGCCGGGCGCTGGGGCAAGACGGCGATGCTCGGCGACGGGCTGAAGTGGGAGCGGATCACCCTGTCGGCGGTCGACTCGCAACTGATCGAGTTGCTGCGCTGGGGCGTGGCCGACGTGGCACGGGTGTATCGCGTGCCGGGATTCTTGCTCGGCGATCTGGACAAGGTGACGTTCCGCAACAGCGAGACGCTGATGCGGGCTTACTACTCGGGGTGCCTGCAATACCATCTCGAAAGCGTCGAAGCGCGGCTCGATACGGCGTTTGCGCTGGCGAGCGATATCGAACTGGAATTCGATGTCGACGCGATCTTCCGCACCGACCTCGACGTGCGCTTCGCGGCGTACAAGGAAGGGATCAATACCGGCTTCCTGACGATCAACGAGGCACGCGCGCAGGAAGGCTTGCCGAATGTCGAGGGCGGCAACGAGCCGTTGATACAAGTCCAGTATCAACCGCTGTCGAAGCTCGGCAAGGAGCCGCCGACGCCCGCCGCACCGACGCCGGATACGCCGGCTACGGAGGAACCGTCGCCGCCGGAACCGAAGCCAGCGAAGGACGATGACGGCATCGCCGGGTATGTGCGCTATTCCGACGTGCTGCACGAGGAAATACCGGAGGTCGCCGATGTCGCCTGATGAAGCCACTGCGTTTGCGCGCGAGACGGCGGCGGCGATTCGTCGCGCACTGGTGCCGGTGCAGGAGCGGCTGGCGCGGGTCGGCGAGATGCTGGGCGAGGCGCTGACGGAACAGGGCACGCTGGCCGGCAAGGCGGCACTCGAGGAAGCCAGCGGCAAAGTTGCCGCTGACCTCACAACGCTGCGCGAGTGGACCGAGGAGTTGGTCGAGACGCAACTCGACCGGCGCGATATTCACAACGCCGGCGTGGAGAATCAGCGGCTCGCCGAGTTGCGGGCGTGGGCCGAGGCGCAGGTGGCCGAGTCGGAGCGGACGACCCGGGTCGCGCTCGGCGAGATGCTGGGCGAGACGCTGGCCACGCTCGACAAGAGCATCGCGACGCTGCGCGAGGAGATGCGCGCGGCAGTGGCCGAGGAAGCCGCTCAGCGCGTCGCAGC